TCTATTGTTTCTACTTTAATAGGAGTTTTGTTGTAGTACTTTGTTTGTTTCTCTTCCTTTATGATTCGGAGGGCTTCGCGTTCTTGATCTGTCCATATTTTTTGTTTGTAGTATGTTGGTAGTGCGACTTTTATTCCTGATCCTGTTCTGTATGTTTCTTCCGTGAATCTATCTTGATATTTATGCCTGTTGAGTGTGTTTTTGTTTATGTAACCTATTCCGATCCTTTTTGAAGTGAATATCTTTCCGTTGAATTCGGGATTGTCTTCGTCTCTTTTCGTTATGTATTTTATGATGTAGTTTATTGTTCTTTCATTCACTTCGTACCCGAAGAATATCCAGCCGTACCCCCATTCTTTCTCGAATTGTTCTTCTGTTAATTCTGTCCATATAATGCCGTGTAGATGTATTCTTTTGGTGTTATCATGTCCTAATTCTGTGATTAACCAGTGTTTGAGTGGCTTCTTGTATTTTTTCCACCATCGTTTTCTGAATAGGCTGATTGCTTTTTGAGGCGCTTTGTTTGGTTCTTTTTCGTCATATTCCAGTTTTTTTAAGCTCTCTTCGGAGAATGTCAGTGTCGCAAATATAATGTTTTTTGGATTCGATTTTATTTCTTCCATTAATCTTACTCTCCATTCATTTGCTTTTGCGTGTCTGCATTCTTCGCAGTGTCCGCATGGAATTTGAATCCATCTTAGGCGATAATCCTTAATTCTTTTGCTGTTTTCATTCGATTTGGCGTATTTGGGATTCTCAATGATACTCGGATATAGACACATTGGTTTTATTTAAAATTTTCCCCTTTAAAATCATTTTTCTCTTACCATTTTGTTGTTACAGTTTTATCTACTCCTTTGAATTGCATTTCCGGATCGAAATGCTGTGTTACTGTCGTCGAATTCTTGGGGGGTGTTTCGCTCATCCTTTTTTCCGTATATTCTCTGATCAGTTTTCCTGTTTTTCCTCCGATCGTTAGATTTCCTACTACTTGTGCTAATTTGATGATCGTATTTGCAATCTCGGTCCAGTATTGAAGCTCTCGCAGTTCTGCGGTTGCCTCTTCGGTTCTCTTTTTCACTTCGAGCATCTTTGCTTCTGCTTTCTGAGTTTCGCCTGCTGCATAATAATACGCTGCCTGGGCCATTCCGCTACATGCGTCTGCGTTTATTTTTTTGATTTCTGCCGATAGTTTTTTGTCTGCGTATATGCTTTCTAAGGTTTTGATCGCCGCCGTTCCCTCGAGGATCTGTTTTTCGGCTGCCATCATATCGCCCTGGAATGATTCTTCTCCGAATACAATTTTGCCGAACTTGTCATCCTCTATTTCGAAGTATTTAGGTATTTCAACTTCCTTGCCGTCGATTGTTGTTTTTTCTGTTGGTTGCCATTTTACCATCTGATCCCATAGCTGGTTTGCTGTGTTGATGAAGCTTGTCCATCCTTTAAACATTTCTTGCTTTACTTCCCATAGCCTTTTATCGATTATCGATTGGGTTTCCTCTTTGTTTTTACCTGCTTCTGCTTTGAGTGCGTCTGCTTGGGTATTGAGTAGATTGATTTCTGCTTCGTTCTTTCGCTCGCTCATCCGCACCTGTCGTAGCGACATCAATGCTTGCAGTTGTGCATTAGGATCGGCTGCTGATCCTGCGCCGGCAGCACCCGTTGCCCCCATGGGGGCACCTGTCGTCGATCCGGCCCCCCCACCGCTGGCCCCGCCTCCACCATACATTAGGCCTGGTGACAATCCTGCTGCATCCATTTGTGCGACTTTGTTAGCGTAACTTTGGTCTTGATAGGTTCTGTTGTATAATACTTGCTGCCTTTCGAACGCATTCTCTGCTGCCATTTCTCCGTATTTGTAGTTTATTCGAGCCGCGTTCTCTGCCATCTCTTTCTGCTGCCTCATCTGTCTCCTTCTGCCTATGCCTAACATATTAAGAATTCCCGAGGCGCCGCCAATGATTCCCGAGGCACCACTTGTGAGATCCTCTCCTGTTTGGAGTAATTTTAATAGTTTTTCAAAGTTCATTTTCGTTCTTTTCTTAAAAGAATTTATACCTTATGTTCTTGTTATATATGTATAAACGTCTACCGCCCTGTGCCACATGTATTTATGAGGGTTGAAAGAGGGGGACGGAAACATCCCCCCTCTTTGAGTTTTGGTAGAGCTTTATACGACTGCTTTAGCTCTTTTCGGGATCGGTTTTTACTCCTGTCCCGAAATCTTTCACGGCTTCGGTTTCCCCCTTGCTTTTTGCGACTTGGTTTGCTGTGCTTTGATTGATTTTATCTATTGCGTCTATCGCTACTTCGAATCGATCTGTCCTTATGTCGAATTCGGGTTGTACTCCATCTTTCTTTTCCGTGTAGATTGTTGGAAATACTCCATCCTCCATGTCATTGGATTCCCCATTGATTATTTTCCTCAGTTTTACCTCTCTTGGTTCTGCTTGGTATGTGAGGTTGGGATTGTTGATACATCCTTTTCTATTTCTTGCTGTTTTCATGGTGTTATAAATTTGGAATTTGTTTTGCTGACATTACTCGGCGCGCTGTTACATCGAACGCCACTTGGACCCAGAAGTTTTGCGAGCTTAGTCTCGACTCTGCGAATATATTGTTATATATTGTCGGATCGATGTACGTCGACGGGTTAGAAATTGTTCCATTTGTACTTTCTTCGTATACCCTGTTCAAGCACATGAACGCTAAAGGCATTCCCGCGGCAAATTCGCCGTATGTTTCGTTTACGTCTGTTGTGTATTCGATCCACGACGGTTGTTTTCCTAATGACTGGTATACGTGTTGGTAGTTTTCGGTAGTTTCCGTACTCCATGCGGCTGCTTCTTCTGCTATTAGTTCTTGGAATCCAATTGCGTCTAATGTTGGCTTATGGAAGTCATCCATAGTCTCTAATCTTGTCCACCATTTGTTGCCTTGACTATAATCTATTCGAGGTGTAATCGACCCTAAAGCCATGATCATACTTGGTTCTGTGCATTTGATTTTCAAGCCCCTTCCGGATTTATACATGGTTGCCACTCCTCGTCCGGCAAGTGTTCCCAGTGGCTCATCGTCTGTTGCTGAATTTGATACAATCTCATCGAATGCGATTTCGCTTTGCATTCCGCCGCAGAATATAGGAGATTCGGGTAGTGTTGCGCTTCTGATTCCGTATGTTGCTTCTCTCCATGCTTGGTAGGTACCGTCTGTAATGGCTACGCGGTTTAGCATGTTGAATATTTTTTTTTGGAGAATTAGAGCGTCCATAGTAAGTTTTCCGTCGCTTACGTCTACCGCTGTAATTGCGTTGATTCCCCCCGTTGTCCCGTCGATCCATTCGGTGTTGAGCCAATTGTTGAATCTGTCGCTAAGGTATGTTTTTACTGCTAATCCCGCTTGTGAGAACCACGATAATGAACTGGTATATGTTTTCTTGCGGTCGTAGCTTGGTAGGTCTAAGGGTCCCGTTGCAGCTCCGTATGGCAGGGTTCCATGGTCTACTATGTATGCCGAGGTGCTCGGTGCCGCCAGGATTTTGGTCCGTTCATCGTCGATGTTTTTTAATGGGAATGCTGTTAGTTTGATTTTTTGGTTGTCCGGCATTGTTACCGGGTTTCTTCCGCTTGTGCTTATTTTGTATGCAAGTTTGATGGCTTTTTTGATTTTGTACATGTAAATGTTGGTTGCCTTTCTCGGGTTATTTGGTTCCCTGAGTCCCGGCGCATCCGGATCTGTTCGTTCGAATACAAAAGTGTCTCCGAGTTTTGTCAGGCCGTTGCTCTCTATTGTTGGTGTGTACGGGTTATTTGTCATGAGTTGTATCTCATTGACTTCTTCGGGTGAGATTTTTTCCTCGAATTCCAGCTTGATGTACTGCGGTTTTTCATCTGTTGGCGTAACATTGTATTGCTCGCCTGAGTTGGTGAGCCATGTCTTGGCCCAGTTATACCCGTCTCCTACCTGGATTTTTTTCCAAATACGGTCTATTCCGGTGATTACATATGCGTTTTCTTCTTGTTTGTTGGCGTAGTAGTTTTTGAATATATCCCAGTATGCCAGATTGAACATCGCGGGAAATCTTCGGAGGTATTGATTAACCTTAGAGTGTCCGAATCCCTTTATTCCTATGTACGCCAGTAGCGAGCTTGGATTAACTTGCCCCCTATTGGTATCTAATTCATAGATTGATGTGTTAGCACTGTATGCTTCAAATTGTGGTAGTAATACTTTGCTCATATTCAACCCTACTCCCAAGGCATTATTATGCAATGCTGCTATGTAGAGCCTGATCGGAATTACGAACACGTCGATTTGGTGTTTGAAGCTTCCGAATACAGGTCCGGTTGTTGGCAAAGTCTTTACTTTTGTCGTGATGTCAATGTAGAATGTTGTTCCATCCAAACCTATTTGGCACCAATAGGGAACGATTGTTCCGCATGCTTGTGATGTTCGGATTATCTTCCCCACGTTGTGCGATGATCTGCCGAAATTAGGCAGATATACCTCCATTTTGCTCTCGCTTCGGAGTCTGTCTCCTCCTAATGTTTTTTTCATGGCTTATTCTTTTTGAGTGTTTATCATTTGGTTATTTACGTGTGCGATGAATATAAATGCCGCGGTTAAGATGTCATCCCACGTTTTTTCAGATAGATGTTTTTCGGCGTCCTCTTTGGTGTCGAATTCTTTCCCGTTTACGAGTGCCCCGCACGTTGTGATCACCCATTTGTTTTTTTTGTTGCGAATTAGTACGAACGGCCCCTCTTTTGATACCGCTCTTTCTTCGATTTCGAGGTTTACGTTTTTGATTTCCTCTTCTTTTTTTTGGCTTTCAGCGAGTAGCTGATTTCTGAATTTCTTGTCCATGTTACTTGATTTTTGTTGATGTTGATACTTCGATTGTGTCGACTTTAATTCCGCTTGCTTTGAGGTAATGCTTGTGAGTGCAACCCTGCTCTATGATCACGGCAGCTGCCGCGCCGATCGCAGCCGCTATTACCGCGATCCATTTTACGATCTTCTTTACTTTTTCATTCATAGGTTTAGTGATAATTGAATGTTTGTGTTTTTGATTATTACTATTCTTCTGATAGTGGGTTCGTACATTTGTTTGCTTTCGTTGTATAACCAGTCAGTTATTTCGTAGAAGCTTATGCCGGTTCTTTGCGCTTTTTGAGTGATTACGTATTCTTTGTCGTATACCTCTCCGTCTTCTGTTACGTAATATGTTCCTTCGTATTTGAAGTCTCGTCGAGATACCCTTTCGGCGCCGATCAGCTTTATTAGGTTGCTTGATCTGTCTCCGATGTCTCCTCTGTCTCTGTTGGTATCAGTATTTTGTTTCGTATTAATATGTTTTCCAACCTTTTGATTGCAATCTCTGTTTGCCATAGTTCACGAGTTAGTTGTGTTTTATTTATGATCAAGTCTGCATATCCTTTGCATATTTCATTTTTTTCTCTTTCCGTCATATTTTTTGATTGTTTGCCAATATTTTACTGCGTTGACATATTCTCTGTATTGTTCTATTGTTTCTACTTTAATAGGAGTTTTGTTGTAGTACTTTGTTTGTTTCTCTTCCTTTATGATTCGGAGGGCTTCGCGTTCTTG